GGAGAAACCCATGTGCTCGCCGCGCTCGCCCACTCAGCCTGTAGCCCATCGACGTAGACCGTAGCGGCGGACGTGCCGAAGCCACTGCCAGGTACGTTGAGTCCAATGCGCATGCCATACACAGCGCCCGTGGTGGGGGCCGTAGCGGTGACCGTGACGCGCTGCCAGGCAGGGGAGCCAGAGGCGCCGTTCAGGGTGACCGAGACACCGTTGGCGAACACGGCGGAGCCATCGGCGTTGAGCCAGGAAATGAACAGGTTTACCGGCGCCGTAGTGCTCGGCGTTATGTTCGCCATGTACGCAGAGAACGTGAGTTTCTTGCCGGGGCGAATGCCGTACGCCTCAGTCTTGAAGATGTTCGAGTTAGCCCCCTGGTTTGCCGGAATGGCGAACGAGAAGACGTTTGAGCCCTGCCACGCGTAACCGGCCGTCGGCACTGCAATGGTGCTGGTAATGGCCCCGGTCGGGAAAATCATGTTGAAGGATGCGGGGACCGTGCCAGCGGTGTAACCCTCGCCAGCGGTTGCCACCACAGCGTCAAGGATGTTGGCCGTAGGTGGCCACTGGGCACGGCGCCGGTAGGGCTGAAGCGGCAGGATCTTCCCGCCGTAGGGGCCGCTGGTGTTGGTCGGGTCTAGCACGCCATCCTGTGAGCCCAGCGTGACGCCGTACTCGCCAGCGTTTATCTGGTCTAGTTCGTACTGCTTTCCCCGCCGCGCGGACGCCGATGACAGCGTGCGGTCAACAAGGTTCACCAGTCTGGTTGAGGGCAGCGAGGCACCCGCAGCGCCCCACGAGGGCCCCCAAATCTCCTCAATCACGGGGTAGTTGGGATTCAGTGCCATCGGTAACCCTTCAGTGAGGGGAGCACATACGGATATCCGTATGTGCTCCCCAGTAACTAGCGCTTAGCTTCGACCCAGGTACGGGAGTTGCGTCCGCCGAAGCGATACATTTCCCGCTGGATGACGTCCCGTAGGTCCTGGTCCGTTCGCACGGAGCCATGGACTTCAATGTGAACCATGTGGACCACACCCGCAGCAGTCGAGCCGATAGCCGAGCCACTCAGCGTAGGAGCGTCGGAACCCCGGATCACAGCGTCAGACATGCGCGCCGCAGCGCTCTGCACGTCCCGGTTGCCGCTGTCGATGCCGCCTACCAGGCCAGCCGTGATGAACTGGCCAATCTGGTGGAACAAGCGCGATGGCGACTTGATGCCCAGCGCGCGCTTGATAGCCGTCTCCATCGACTTCGCTATCTTCAACATCTGCTTGTCGATGGCCTTTTCCTGGGATTGAAGTCCCCGGACCAGTCCCTTTGCGGCGTTGATGCCCGCTCCGTACATGCTGTCAGCGACAACCGCACCAGTGGACTTTGCCGAACTGGTCAGCGTCGACTGCATGTTGTTGAGCTGCGCTATCTGACTGCCGTTGGCGCCCATCAAGGCCTGCGCTGTAGCGCCACCCTGATCAACACCGGCCGAAGCTAGCTGCTCAATCAGCGAAGACGAAAGCCCGCGCTTCTTAAGCTCCTTCAGCTCATTCGCGAACTGGACAGCAGCCTGCATTTGGTTCTGCATGTTCGCCAGCACGTCGCCCGTAGTGAGGACAGCGCCGTCCGCCTGCGCCTGCATGACCACCGAAGCGCCCTGCATGATGCCGCTGGCTATGCTGTCCCGTTCGGACGTCCATTCCTTCTGAATGTCCTTCAGGTGGGACTGCGCTGCCTTCAGCCGCTTTGCGACGCTGTCACGCTGCTTAGCGAGTTTCTCTAGCTGCACGCCCTCTTGCTTGACGTACGACTCAAGATGCGAGATTGCAGCCTCATGCGCCTTGATCCACCCCGAGTGACCCTTGCCTGCCTTCGTACCGAGCATGTCAGCGAGCCGATTCCGAGCCTGTATCAGCTCAGTCTCGGTCTTCTTAATCGCGCTCTTTACCTGCGACAGCGAGCCGGTTAGCCCGTCAACTAGACCCTGGTTGACCCAAATGCCTAGCTGCCGGAACACCTTGCTGGGGGAGTTGATGCCGAGTGCGCCCTTGAAGTGCGTCACCATGTCGCCTGCGGTTTCCCGCACTGCGGCGTGAGCCATTCCAGCATTCTGCCGAACACCTGCGGCGATTCCCTCGGGGATGGCCTTACCGACCTGGTCCCGGAACTTCTTTGACGGGCTGTTGACGTGCAAAGCAGCCTTAGCGTGCGCGAGCGCGTCTTCGGCCAACCCGCCGAGCGAACTGAACAGATCACCGACCTTGTTCTTGATGCCGGTAATGATGCCCTGAACGATGGCCGTACCGATGCTCAGGAACTTGGAACCGATGTTCTTGACAGCGGACCAGGCGTCATTGAGTTTCTTGGAAATCGTGTCCTTGATATCGCCCATCGTTTTGGTGATGGTGTGCCAAGCGCCGGTGATCGGGTCAATCATCGACTTTTTGATTTCCAGCCACGTAATCAGCGCAACGGCCTTGATGTCAGACCACTTACCGCCAAGGTAGCTCGATACGGCGTCCCAAACGCTGACTAGCTTGTGCCAGACCGACATGACCGGGTTGACAATGTTCCGCTGTACGGATGCCCAGACCGACTTTGCTACCGACTTGATGCCGTCCCAGGTGCCGCTTAGGAATCCGGCGACAGCGGACCAGGTCGACTTGACCTTGTTCCAAACGGTCGTGTGGAAGCGATTCCAGAGGGCGACGAGTAGGGCGACGAACGGCGCGAAGATGATCAGCAGTAGCGGCCACCACTTCCGGAAGAATCCGGCGATGGCGTTCCATACCGTGGACGTGGCGTTAGCCACCCAGTGCCAAGCCTTGACGATTGGGTCAGTGACCGTGTGCCACGCGGAGGAAAAGAAGTTGGCCACAGCGCGCCAGGCCACCGTTACGAGATTCTCGATCGTGTGCCAAGTGCTCATGGTCTGGTCCGCCAGCCAATGCCAAGCGGTACCAAGCCCCTGCACGACCGTGTGCCACGCGCCGGAAAGCCACGATGAAACTGACTTCCAGTGCGTGAACAGAAGCGCAATTGCTGCACCCAGCGCCATCACACCAAGAACGATGTACGTCACTGGGTTCATAAGCATCGCATCGGCGAATACCAGCGCTGCACCTGCCGCCGCGTAAAGGCCGTAGGTCAACACACCGCCGATGGCGCCACCCACCGCGATGACAACGTCCTTGTGCTTAGTCAGCCACCCGACACCATCGACCAGGGCCCCCACGAACTGCGTGAACGCAGGCAGCAGCGACTGACCTATCTTGATGCCGATGGCTTCGGCAGTGCCCTTGAATTCGGCCATGCGCTGATTGAATGTTTTCTGCACGTCCGCCCAGCCTTCAACGGACTTTCCACCTTCCTTGACGTGCTTGCCGATGCCGTCCACGTTCTTCTTGAACGTGTCCATGTGTGAGCCCGTAAGCATCAGCGCACCCATCATCGACTTAGTTCCGCCGACCATGGTGGACAGCGCGCCGATATAGGTCTTCTTCGCGCCGCTGGCCTTGTTGAGTTCGCCCTGAAAGTCCTTGCTACTCTTCGAGGCCTTTTCCAGGGTCTTGATGAAGACATCGCCACCGGGGCCCATCTTGTTCTTGATGGCGTCCGTAAGCGTGTTCAGCGTCGCCGCGAGCCCCTTCGAGCCCAGCTCCTTGGAAACGGCGTTGGCATTAAGCCCCAGCCCCTTCATGGTCGTCGCTGCCTTGGCCGATGGGTTGGACAACTGCCCAATCGTCTGGCGCAGATAGGTAGCCGACACGCGCGCATCCGTACCCTGCGAAGTCATCGTGGCCATGGCCCCGAGCACTTCGTTTAGCTTCACGTGCGCAGCAGCAGCCACAGGCAGAATGCCGGACATGGAGCCAGCAAGGGCTTCCAGATTCGTCTTGCCTTCGGCCTCAGTGCCGACCAGCGCGTTCATGACGTCGGTCGTGTTCTGCGTGTTCTTGGCTACGTTCGAGCTTTGCAGGTTGTAGGCGTTCATGGCCGTGGTCACGGCGTCGGTAACCGTGGCCAAGTCAGCGGCACCAACCTTGGCACCCTGCGCGCTTACGCGAAGCACGTCGAGCGCGTTCTGTCCGTGGAAGCCAGCGGACTCAACCATGTACAGGCCTGCGGTTAGATCCTTGGTCGACTCACCGACCTTACCCGCCATGGCCAGCACACCATCGCCGACCAGGCTCATGTTCTTGGCAGACTCGCCAGCACCAGTGCGAACACGGGTCATTTGAGTCTGAAAGTCAGCGGCCATGTGCGCTGTCTTGACTGCGACCACGCCAGCGGCTACGCCAATGCCGAGCAATGCAGCCTTGGCCACACCGCCCATCTTGGCCATGTTGCCGCCACCCTCGCGTTCCACGCTGGCTAGCTCAGTCTTGACACCCTTGGCCGTGGTCATAAAGCCCGTAGAGCGGCCGAGAAACTCAATGAATACGGGAGGCAGAGCACCCATAGCGAAGCTACCTCCCTAGAATTTCTTTCCGTTGACGGCCGCAGCCCACGCGCCCTCGAAATAGCCGCGAACCTTGGGCGATGCCTTATCCACCCCAGGTTTGAAGTACGGGTACCGGGCTTCAATTTCAGCTTTGTAGCGGTTTTGGTAGCCGCCCCGTCCGCCCGCCATTACGACTTGCGACCATTCCCCAGTGCCCCCACGTCGGGCCCTTTTGCTCTTGCGGATGGACTGGAGTAGTTCGCCGGTTAGTTGACCTGGTCCACCAGACCGGGGGATGTGGTCCGGCGTGCGACCGGTGCGGAAAGCTGGTGAACCGGATTCAGGGTCGGGGCCCTTGCCACCCCAGCGGGGCATACCGCGCATGCCGCCCTTAATTCGCCGCTTGGTATACGCGGTTGCCTTGCCCAGCGCTGCGCGGGTCGCTTCATCGGAAGCAAGCTGCATCTTTTCAATGGCGGCGCCAACCTCGCCAACACCCTTGACTACCGCGCCGAAACCATCAGCCATTAGCGGCCCGCTCCTCAACTATCTTGCGAGCCTTGCCAACGGCGTCGTCTACGGCTAGCAGCCAATCCAGGGTCACGGCGGATTCCCCGCTGAGTTCGGATGGGCGACAGCGCAGCAGCGTGCACAGTCGCCACACCCGATACTCCTCGGACGGGATTTCATCCGCTGTGTAGGTGCTTCCCTGCCCGTTGTGGGAAAGAGCCTCCGTTAGGCGACGGAGGCTCCGGAAGGGGACGCTGGGTCAGGGTTCGGCTCGAAGTCAGGGTTTAGCTGCGCCAGGTACGGCGACACGGCCTTACGCAGCGCGTCAAGGTCACGCCCCGGAAGATCCTGCACAGCATCCACAGTCACGCCGAAGCCATAGGACCAACCGGCGACCAGCGCGACCACCAGCGCGTCGTTCAGCTCTTCAAGTAGGTCGAAAGCCTCGCCCATGCCCGCCGCGATACGTAGCTGCTGCTCAGGGGTTAGGTCGATGCCGTCGCCCTGCGCCTGCGCCTCAGCAACGGCCGAAGTGAACGCGGGGAGACCCGCTAGCTTGGTCTGAATGCGCTTAATGGGCCTGCGCTGGCGCTCGGTAACGTCGGCAACTTCGCGGAGGTCAGCGGTAGCGCCGGAAGGGAGAGTCAGGTGGATCATCAGTTGTACGTCCCGGAGGTCACGGCGTTCTGAACGGTCACCTTGATAGGCGAATACCCGCCCGACGCGCCAATGTCGGTGGTGTTGGCAAGCGCAGTCCACGTAATCGGGACCTCGATGTAGTCCTTGCCGCGCGTGATATCAGCGGCCGAAATGCTGCACTTGCTCATGTGTAGCTTGAGCTGAACGGCAGTAGCGCCAGTGCCAGACGAGAAATTGAAGTCAATCGCAGGCTTTACCGTGGTGAGGTACTGCGTAAGCGCCGTGTCATCTTCCATGATGAGCGTGGCCTTACCGTCGACCTGAACGGGACCACTCCACAGCGTGGAAGGGGCCTGCGTACCATCGACCGGGTTAATCACGGTGACCGGGCGCTTAATGGTGACTTCGCCATCAAGTACGCCAGCCTGAGTGACGGCCGCAATCTGCACGACACCCGTCCAGCCGACCAGCGGCGGAATGGCAGTAAAGGACGTGGTCGGGGCCACAACGGGGACAGACCCGAACGTCGTGGTCTTAGCGCTGTACGTCAGCAGGCCATCGGCCGTGAACTTGAAACCGATCTCAGAAAACTTCGCGCTGGGGTACTGCCGGTTACCCGCAACGTAGTTGTCATTCAGCGTGTAAGTCTTGGGCTGGCCCGAACCCGTGTTCAGCACAGAGAAAGTGTGAGTGAACGGGGCAGACGCGCCGGACGTGACGACATCGCCGAGCACACCAGCCAGCGGGAAACCGATCGTGTCCGGGAAAACGTCCCCGTCAAAGTCCAGCGAGCCGCTTAGGACTCCCGCCACCTGGTCGTAGACGTCGACGAGCGAGCCGCGATAGCCCTTATCGTCGAGTAGCTGCTGATTGTCCTTCGGCGTAATGGTCGTGACCGGGATGTACTGCGACGACGCAACCGGCGTGCCGGGCGTAACTTCCTTGGCAATACCGAGGAATGAGAGAGCTGTTGCCTTGGGCATTAGTTGCCTACCTCCGGGGTGTCAGTGGGCGCAGAGTCAGCGACTGGCGCAGGATCGGGAGCGCTGTCAGAGACAGGCAGGGGAGTGGGGGCGCCATCGGCAGGTACGAAACGGCCGTCCCCAGGGTCAGCGTCGAGCGTCACGCGATCGCCAGGGTGGACGTTCAGCGCAAGTGACGGGTAATAGCGCTCGTCGTCGCCGCTGTATGTGAATTCAGGCATGTGTCAGATCCTCGTAACGCATTCAATTTCGACAGTTACGCAGGCGCGCTTACCGCCGTGTTCGCTGTCCCACTCGACTTCGGCCGTATCGCCAGTCGGGGCGCTTTTGATGACGTGGCCACCCAGCGTGATATCCGATCGCACGATTGCAATGACGGCGTTGGCTAGATCCATGGCGCGCGAGTAGGCCACCTGCCCGCTGTCACTGCCCCGGAACACATCGACGACGACAGCGACGGAATACGACTCGTCAAGCCAACCGGCGCCACCCCCGCCAACCATCGAAGCAACGTTCAGATGCCTGCGCACCTGGCCGATAGCCACAATGTCATCAGGCTCGTTCGGCCCCGGTTGGTCAAAGCAGACGAGCAACGACGCGCGGACGTTGTCAGGGTCGGGCGCAAGCCCAGCGGTGCACTGGTCAAAAAGCCACTGTCGGACCGCTGGCGCTGTGCTGGAAGGGATGCTCATGCGATACCCGGCCCCCGGTAATAGGCCTGCCAGAGTTCGAGGACGCGCGAGGGAATGGCAAAGCCCGTGTGAACAACGGCTTCGCCACCGTCGTAGGCGCCAGAGTTGAACTTCGGCCGCCCTCCGCCTTGCTGAGTCATCTGCCACAGATGCCGGATCAGCTCAAGCACGCCTAGGCGAACAGTCCACGGGACTTGTCCCGCGCGGCCCGCTGTGTACACGACTTTGATGTTCTTCGCGCCGAAAGCGAACGTTGCAGCCTCGCCCCCGAACGTGCGGCGGGTTATCTGCCCCGTGTTGATGTCCACGGTGAAGGCAAACGCGTTGGTTTGCCCGCCTAGGGCTTGCTCAGTCAGCGGAAAGGCTGAAAGCCCGTAGTACTCCGTGATGCTCAGCACGCTCGAAACCGGTGTGAACGCTGGCACGATCTGTGAAACCCCGCCGTCGAAATACTCCGTGTGGGATTCCGGGATGAACGGGCCGCAATGGTTCCGGGCTATCTCAGCCGCAGCGAGAATGAAGCCCTGTAGCTCGTCA